TGGACATTTGAATCTGCTCAAGATGCACAAGCCATGCACGGTATCGATGTAGAAGCTGAAATCATGGCTGCTCTTGCACAAGAGATCACAGCTGAGATTGATCAAGAGATCCTCTTGAGTTTGTCTACATTGGCTGCAACTGAGTACACATACAACCAAGCTACTGTATCTGGTACTGCTACATTCGTTGGTGATGAGCATGCCGCTTTGGCAGTGTTGATCAACCGCGTTGCTAACTTGATCGCTCAGCGCACACGTCGTGGCGCTGGTAACTGGGCAGTAGTAAGTCCAGCTAGTTTGACAGTATTGCAATCTGCAACAACTTCAGCTTTTGCTCGCACAACAGAAGGCACTTTCGAAGCTCCTACAAACACTAAGTTTGTTGGTACATTGAACGGCGCAATGCGTGTGTTTGTAAACAGCTATGCTTCAGACACAGCGTCTGTATTGGTAGGTTACAAAGGCACATCAGAAGCTGATGCTGCTGCGTTCTATTGCCCATACATTCCTTTGATGAGCAGTGGTGTTGTTCTTGATCCATCAACATTCGAACCAGTCGTATCATTTATGACACGTTATGGCTTCGTTGAATTGACAAACACAGCAAGTTCCTTCGGTAACGCTGCTGACTATGTTGGTGAAATCGCTGTACAAAACTTGTCTTTCTCTTAATCCAGAAAGAAAAAGATCATCTCAACCTTCGGGATGGGAAGAGCAAGAAAGCACCTTCGGGTGCTTTTTTGTTGAATGAATAAATATTTGTATGGTTACTAATGTTAAATATTTTTCAGGATTATTTCCGGCAAAACAGCCAGCTCCGATCGGAGTTCCTACAGGATATGGAACCAGTTATAAATCTTAAATTTTAAACCAACTTAGGTATTGATGTATTTTTTTAGTAACCGAAGTCCAGTCGCCCATGGCAGGCTGTCTAAATAACCTAGCACTAGGATACCAAGGGCTATCGTCTCGATTTAACAACCAACGCCAATCAAGAGCATACTGATTTAACATAACCCAGGTAGGTCGGCCTATGGCACCTGACAAATGTGCAACGGCGGTGTCAACACTAAGCACTACATCCAAATGTTGAATCAATGCTGCGGTGTCTCCAAAATTGTGTATAACACTAGAATAAACAGCTACCCCATTGGCCGTTAACACTAATTCTTCGTCGGGTGTACAATCTGTTTGTAAGTTGATCCATTCATAGTCAGGATTCTGTTTAATCAATGTTAACATATCCACAAACGGCATACCCTTGTGTTGATTGATCCAGCTATCCTTGCGGCCCGACCAACAAAAGCCCACACGCAATCGTTTTTTGGGTCCAAGACGTTTGTGCCACTCTTGCACAAGTGCTGAATTGGGTTGAATATACCCTAAGTTTTGAGGCAAATTTTCTAAATTTAATCCTATAACTGCCGGGATACTCATTATGGGTATCCAGTAGTCAAATCCTTCTGGCGCTTGTGAAAAACTAATAGTTTGTTTAAAAGCACTAGAACTGAATAACGGAATTAATGCATCGGTTGTTTGGAAAATAATTTCTGCTCCAAGGCCAAGCAAGTGTAATAAAAATCTAGCAAACTGTATGTTGTCCCCGTGACCTTGCTCGCCCCAAACTAAAATAGTTTTGCCTTTGAGATCCTGACCAGTCCATTGCGGTTGTTCAAATTTAGGCAATACCCCGGCTAAATGTTCATAGTTCCAACGATGTTCATACTGTGGCCACCCGCGAGTGTAGTCACCCATTAGCAAATAGGCCACTGCAAGATTAAAATTAGCAGTAGGTTGCTCGGGCCAAATTTTAATAGCAGTTTCTAAAAATGGAATAGCACGGTCAGGACGACCGCATTCGCGTAAGACATTGCCATAATTATTCCAAGCACTAAAATTATCAGGATCTTGAGTAAATGCCTGGGCATATAACGCTAGTGCTTCTACAGGTTTGTTTTCAGAGCGGAGTTGATTGCCTGCTTCTACAAGTTGTTCTACATTCATACGAATATTTAAGAATAATGGCACACGGCCTGTTTATTTTAACATTGCGGTAAATACTAGTCAACGTAATACTGCGTTTTATGCGGAAGACTAAACCCTACCGCGTAGTGGCTAGAACCCACATCGGACTTCTTTAAGGAGAAAACAAAATGGGACGTCCTCTTAAAATTAAAAAAATAACTGAAGCTAGTTATAACTCTACTACTGGTGCAAACCCTGGTGTTGACATTGGTTTCAATGCACTGGCAAGTTTGATTGCACCAGTACCGCCATCAAATGTTAGTGATTGGGTTAGTGGCACAGATTACCTTGGTGTGGTTGGTGGTGTACAACCTCCAACAGTGGCTAGCACAAACTATCCAGTTGTCAAGTGCGAAGTAAACATCACTAACAGCTTCAGCGGTCAAGTACCTGGATTAATTATCCGTCAAAAAGGCTCACACAAGTTCCTGGTATCTACCACAGCTGGTATTGATCCAGAGAATGCTGTGATTGGCGGCTCACCTACGGTAGCATTACGTATTCGTGTAGTTGGTGACACAAACTGGGCAGCCATGGGTGCTCCAGCAGGCTACGGCGTAGGTACCGTTTTCACGCCAACAGCAGCTTCTGGTGCAGGCACAAGTGGAACAGCTCAAGAAGTTGGCATTTGCGTGTTAGGTAGTGATTTAACACCACCAGCCGGCGACATGAGTATCAGCTATTTCAGCAATGATTCTGTCGAAACAGCAGTTAGTAAGTTGACCAACAAGTTCCTCCAGAACTTTGCTGGTGGCGAAGCTGGCGGCGCTGCTAACACAGGCGAAGTGTGGGATGCTGATCAAGTTGTTAATAACGTGGTATACGCTGACAACTTCTTCAGTGATGAAGGCACAACTGCTAAATCAGGTGCTGAAGTTGATACATGGGGCACAAACGGTTCAGAGCAATTGGCAACAGGCGCTTTAGACTTGGCGATTGTTGAAAATTACACGTCATAATTTATAATTTTTAACCAATACTAAAATCCCCACAATAAGTACTGTGGGGATTTTTTTATGACCGTAGCATTTATATTAGGTAACGGCCTTAGCCGACAGCACCTCAATCTAGCACACTTAAAAAATTGTGGCACAATCTACGGATGTAATGCCCTGTATAGAGAATTTACTCCAGATGTGTTAGTAGCCACAGATCGGCCTATTGCCGAACATATTCAAAATTCAGGATACGCCTTAAAAAATCGTTTTTACACTCGAAGACCCTTGCCCAATCTTGGAGCACTTGCGGTTAAGAAAGAATACTTTGGTTACAGTTCTGGCCCACATGCTGTTAGTATAGCAAGTCAAGATAACCATCATTGCATTTACATGTTAGGGTTTGACATGGGTCCAGTAGACAATAGCAAATTTAACAACATTTATGCTGGTACTGAATTTTACAAAGCACCCACAGCTCCTCCTACTTTTACTGGAAATTGGGTCAAGCAAATACGAAAAATTTGTGAAGATTTTCAGCAGATTAAATTTGTTAGGGTATGCGGAGCAACCACAGCTCGTATAACGGACCTGGAAAACATTAAAAATTTGGAACACCTTGATCTAGCCATCTTCTTAGACCGCATAAATAACAAAAAGGATCTATAGATGTCTACATATAAGAATACCAGCGGTGATTTAACCATGACAGGCGACGGTGGTTTAGCCACCCTTACGATCAATTACGCCGAAGCGATTATCAACGGTAACTTGACATACACCGGTAACTTGACTACAGTTGACGATTTTATTGTTGTAGCTGCTAACAATACTGGTACCGTTACTGATATGGGTTTGTTGGCTCAAACTGGCCCAACTACCTTTGCAGGTTTACGATTTGATACCACCGCTAACTTATGGCAGATTAGTAGCAGTGTTTATGGCAACGGCGGACCAGTTACTGCCTATGCAAATATTGCCACAGGAAATGCCACAGTAGCTGGGGCTAATACTAATATACAGTTTAACAACGGCGGATCATTTGGAGCCAACACTAGATTCAGTTATGATTTTGCTAACAGCCGATTAACACTAACAGGTAGTCAGGCATTTGGCAATATAGCAACACCGGCTAACGTGAGCAATGCTATTGTTCTTTACGGAAATTCTGTGGGCAGTGGCGGCACAGGACTTTATGTAACATCTGCATCAGCCGCCAATGAATTGGTTAGCAAAGCCAAAGCCATTGTTTACAGTATTATATTTTAAGGAAGAATTATGCCATCAACAGCAATCACAACAGCAAACATTACAACCGTAGGTAACATCGCCTATGCAAGTATTGGAAATAGTGCTGTGACCTATATGACTTTGTGTAACTACACAGCCAGCAATGTTACAGCCAATATCTATGTTGTACCAAGCGGCGACACTCTAGGTAATACCAATATTACTATTGTAAATTTAGCATTGGCAGCATATGATACCTACCAATTATATGGGGCCGCAGAAAAACTTTTATTGGCCAACGGAGACAGTATTCAAGTTAGCGCCAACGCTAACAGTGCTGTAACCACAGTCGTAACCTACACCGGTATCTAATTAATGGGCGGTTTCTTTGTAAAGAATCGTCGATTACAATCAGGCAGCTCCGGGGTGATCTTACCCAGTGGCTCCACTAGTCAACGTCCTGACTATCCTGTGTTTGGCCTAATTAGATATAATACCGACAGCGGGCTAATTGAATATTTTGATGGAACTATTTTTCAAAGTTTAAGCACCGGTGGTGGTATTACCTACACAGTGGATAGCTTTACCGGCGACGGCAGCACAACTGTGTTTACTATGAGTGAACAAGAAAGTAATGCTCAATATATTACTGTTTTTGTGGGATCAATTTACCAGCAACCTACTATAACTTATACTGTAAATGGTGGGTACGACATCACATTTACTTCAGCACCGCCCAACGGAGTACCTATAAACGTCATACACACCAACAGCTAAACCTAGCTAAATATTAGATCTAGGAATATTCTATGGCAATTTATCGTGTGTCGGGTCAAATGCTTCAAAGCACTCTCGTAAGAGATGGCAATAATATAGCATTTGCAAACACCGCATCTTCTACAGCTACACTTTTTGTTGATATTGCTAACAGCCGTGTGGGCATTAATTCTAATGTAGCTAATGTAGCTCTTGATGTTGTTGGAAATATAGCCGGCGGAAATATTGCTATTAGTGGGCGGGCTAACGTCACAGGCAACATTAATGGCGGCAATTTATTAACAATTGGATTAATTAGTGCCACTGGTAATCTTACATCAGGAAATGTAGGCACCGGTAATGTTCAAGCTGGTAATTTACTTACAACTGGAATTGTTAGTGCTACTGCAAATGTTACTGCCGGCAACATACTAACCATCGGGTTAATTAGTGCCACTGGTAATCTAACCAGTGGCAATGTTAATACTGTCCTGGTGTCAGCATCGGGGAATGTGGTTGCAGGAAATGTGGTAGTTGGTAACATTTTGTTGCCTGGTGTAGGTAATGTTACAGTTGGTAATGTTAATATTAATAATCTAGCCGAGCCATCAGCAAATTCAGATGCTGCTACTAAATTGTATGTTGATTCTAAAATTGGTAATATTTCCAACATTGGTAATTTAACTGTTAACAATACCACAATCAGCAGCGTTAATGCTAACTTAGTTGCATTTGGTGGCACAGCAGGTATTATTATTCCGGCTGGTAACATTGATCAACGCCCAAGTCCTGCAACAACCGCCACAATACGTTTTAACACAATTAACACAACCTTGGAAATTTACGACGGCACTAACTGGGTTTCGGGCACCGGCGATATTTCAGTTATTACTAATCAAACCTTAAATGGTGATGGCTCTACCACGGTGTTTAGTTTGGATCAGGCAGCCACAGCTGACAGCATATTAGTTAGTATCAACGGTGTGGTACAAACACCAGGTGTGGACTATACCACCGCTAGCGGTCCTGATATCATTACCTTTACTACCGCTCCGGCGGGCGGCGACGTAATCCAGGTAAGATTTATTTCAACTACATCAACGGTATCTGCATTATATAACGGCACCAGTAATATTAATATTCCTATATCTAGTGGCAATGCTGTTATTAGTGTTGGCGGGGCAAGCAATGTTCTTACTGTAACAACAACCGGTATAACTATTTCTGGAATAGTTAAAACTACCCCAATAACTGTAAATGCGTTACCTTCTGCTGCTACAGCAGGCACCGGTGCAAGAGCATTTGTAACCGATGCCAACACTGTTACATTTTATAGCAATGTAGGCAACGGTGGCTCAAATAGTGTTCCGGTTTTTAGTAATGGAACCAATTGGTTAGTAGGCTAATTCGCCTATAGCGGCCTCGTAAACTAAGAATTTAACCCTGTAATTCACTCCTGAGCGTATTCTCTATGCAGAGAACTGTTTATCTACAACCCCACTAAATACATCATAAATTGGAGAGTTGACATGGCCGTCACAAGAATTAAGAATAATCAGATTACTGATGCGAGTGGTGCAAATACCCAGCTAGGCGTTAATGCTGCGGTAAAATTACAAAATTATACAATTACCGCTGCAAAATTGGCTAATAGTCTTGTGTATGGTAGTGACTTGACAGTTAGTGGTAACTTAACAGTTAACGGCACAACTACAACAATTGATACAGTTAATACTCTTATCCAAGATCCAATTTTAACACTAGCTGATGGCCAAACCACCGGAACTCCTACTGTAGATATTGGTTATATTGGTCTACGTGGTAACTCATTAAACGCATTGTTTGTCTGGAAAGAAAGTTCCGGCGCATTCGTTACAGCCCTTAGTAATACTTCAGTCTCCAATACCACGGCCAACGTAACACAATATGCAAATTTAATCACCGGTAACCTAAGTGTTACAGGTAATGTAATCGGAGATATTAGTTTTAGCGGCAATCTTAGTGCAGGCAATTTATTGACTGGTGGACTAGTAAGTGCTACTGGTAATGTAACAGGTGGTAATGTATTAACTGGCGGATTAATCTCGGCCACTGGCAACGCCACAGCAGGCAACGTACTCACCGGCGGCTTGATCAGTGCCACAGCTAACGTAACTGGTGGTAACATACTCACCGGCGGCTTGATCAGTGCTACGGGTACAATCACAGCCACAGCCAACATTACAGGCGGAAACATTTTAACTGGCGGAATAATCAGTGCTACCGGTAATCTTGCAGCGGGCAACATCAGCACAGCCGGCAATGTAACAGCCAGTTATTTTATTGGTAACATATCTGGTAACATTGATGCGGCTGGAGCAAACACACAAGTTCAGTTTAATGACGTAGGCGACATTCTTGGCGCCAGCGCAAATTTTACATTTGACAAAAGCACAAATGTATTAACAGTTAGTAACGGCAATATCGTTGGCGGTAATATATTAACAGGTGGACTAATCAGCGCCACTGGTAACGCCACAGCAGGTAATGTCCTAACAGGCGGCCTAGTAAGTGCCACAGGCAATGCCACAGCAGGTAATATGCTCACTGGTGGTCTTGTAAGTGCCACTGGTAACGTCACAGGTGGCAACATTAATACTGCTGGATTAGCCAGTATTACTGGCAACGTGATTGGTGGTAACATAACCACGGTTGGTCTTGTAAGTGCCACAGGTAACGTCACAGGTGGCAATGTAATTAGTTCTGCCTTGGTTGAAGGAGTTACAGTTAGCGCCTCGGGCAATGTAATTGGTGGTAACATAACCACAGTTGGTCTTGTAAGTGCCACAGGTAACGCCACAGCTGGCAATATTAACACCGCTGGATTGGTTTCAGCAACAGGTAACGTAATTGGTGGCAATGTAACCACAGTTGGATTAGTAAGCGCCACAGCCAACGTCACCGGTGGCAATATTTTAACTGCTGGACTAGTAAGTGCCGGTGGTAATATTACTTCGGCTACTAATGTAAACACACCTAACGTAGTTGGTGCTACAGGACTGACACTCAGTACCGGCTCTGGAGATTTATTATTAACTCCGAGCGGCAATATCGACGCAGCCGGCAACTATATCAATAATGTGTTAGATCCAGTACAGGCCCAGGACGCTGCAACCAAAGAATATGTCGATAATGCAGTTAGTTCTGGTATCACTGTTCATGAACCTGTATATTTAGAAGCAAACACTGCGGTAGGCGGAACTTATGCTCAAGGTGGTACAACCGCTACAGTTACTGATACTGTAGCTGGCAACACAGTGGTGTTTAGTACCGCAATTAGCCCACAAGTAAATGACCAATATTGGTTTACAAATTCGTTTAACGGTATTGTAGGAAACACAGCATATTTTGTTGTGTCGTCTCCAAATACTAGTGCAGCAGTCCTTAGTACAACATACAATGGTGAAGCAGTCTCTAACATTACCGGCGGCACAGGACTTACACAAGGTGTACGCATTAACTCGGGTATCGGCGCTACATTGACCAATGCAGGTGCCAATGCTACTTTAGTTATTGATGGAGTCACCACAACAGCTAACGTTCGAGTTTTAATCTACAGCGAAGCAAATGCAGTACACAACGGTGTTTATGTAGTTACTCAACCAGGTAATGCTACTACAGCTTGGCAACTTACTCGTTCAACAGATACTGACGTGTACGGTCCTAAGAGTACTGACGAACTTGACGCAGGCGACTATTTTTATGTACAAGCAGGTGACTCGGGCGCAGGCGAAAGCTATGTAATGACCGCACCAACTACTCCGTTTATTATCGGCTACGCCAATCTTACATTCACACAGTTTAGTGCTAGCCAAGTTTACACAGCCAACACATCAGCTGGTTTGAGTTTAACTGGTACAGTATTTTCAGCCAAGGTAGACAACAATACTACAGCGTTTGATGGTGGTGGCAATATTATTGTCAAAGCTGGTGCAAACTTAACAACACCTAACATTGGTTCTGCAACCGGTACAAGTTTAAGTGTAACCGGTGATGTAACAGCCAACACTAACATTAGTGCGGTAGGTAATGTCATTGGCGGTAATGTAACCACAGTGGGATTGGTTAGTGCAACAGGAAACATTACTACAGCTGGTGCGCTAAACGGTGCCAACCTCAGTTTAAGTGGCAACGTGTTGTCACCATTGAATGTAACAGGTAACATCACTGGCGGTAATTTATTAACTCCTGGACTCGTAAGTGCCACTGGTAACGTCACAGGTGGTAACATTAATACTGCTGGTTTAGCTAGCGTTACTGGTAACGTAATTGGCGGTAATATTTCGACTGCTGGTTTGATAACAGCCACTGGTAACGTCACAGGTGGCAACATTAATACTGCTGGATTAGCTAGCGTTACTGGCAACGTGATTGGTGGCAATGTAACTACAGCAGGTCTTGTAAGTGCCACTGGTAACGTCACAGGTGGCAACGTAATTAGTTCTGCCTTGGTTGAAGGAGTTACAGTTAGTGCCTCGGGTAATGTTATAGGTGGAAATGTTACAACAGCAGGACAAGTAAGTGCTACAGGTAATGTTACTGGCGGCAATATTCTAACAGGTGGATTAGTTAGTGCAACTGGAACAATTACAGCTACAGCCAATATTAGCGGCGGCAATATTCTAACAGGTGGCCTGATTAGTGCAACTGGTAACTTGACTAGTGGTAATGTTAATACTGCCGTTGTAAGTGCTACAGGACAAATTGTTTCAACTGCGGCTGGAAATTTAGCTGATGGCGGTGGACAGATTTATCTCAACGGCACAGGCAACAACAGAATTGATTTCAACACAGCAGGCACAGGAGCCCCAACATTTACTACTCGTAGTGCTGGTACCAAACTTGTATTGTTCCCTAATCTTGGTGTCGCAGCAGCTGACTATGCATTTGGTATTGATAGTGGCACATTGTGGTCTGGAGTTCCTGATTCAACTGGAAATTTCGAATGGTATGCCGGCTCAACACCAGTAGCAAATCTAAGTGGCACAGGCATTATGTCAGTGTTGGGCAATATCATTGGTGCAAACATCTTAACTGCAGGTCTAGTAAGTGCCACAGGCAACATCACTGGCGCAAACCTAATTCTATCCAGCGGCTTTATTGATGGTCCTGCCAGTGGTAGAATTACTATTAATGGTAGTGATGCTGACGTTGACTTTGCTGTCGACGGAGATACACTAGCCAACGTATTTTATGTTGATGCAGGAACAGGCACAGCCAGCTTTGGTAGCGCCACACAAACAACCAATGCGATTGTGGCGTTTAACACAACCAATAGTATTTTGTTACCAAACGGAACTACATCAGAACGTCCTGGCACAGGTGTAACAGGTATGATACGTTTCAACTCCACATCAAACGGACTTGAAATTTATGACAATTCAGAGTGGACACCAGTCGGTACAACAACCTTTACAGTTATTGCTGACGAACAGTTCAACGGCGACGGAAGCACTGTACAATTTACACTGGGTTCAACACAAACAACCAATAGTTGTATCGTTAGTATCAACGGTGTGGTACAGATTCCAACCAGTGCATACAGTGTGGCTGGTACCGATCCAACCTGCGTGTTGACATTCACTGAAGCTCCGGCTGCTGGTGACTTGATTGACGTTCGTGAAATTACCACAACCACAACTGTAACAGCCATTCAAAACAACAGTGGTAATGCCACAGTAACTGGTAATGCTACTGCTGCACAAGTTGATATTCTTGGTAATCTAGTTCCAACAGGTAATATTACTTACAACCTGGGTAATCCTACCAATGCCTGGAAGAGTTTGTACGTCGGCGGCAACACAATTTACTTAGGAAACATTCAACTTAAAGAAGCTGCCGGTAATACTTTTGCAGTTTTTCAAGCTGACGGAACAACTCCTGCAAATATCACAGGCGTTGACGCAACAAGTATTCAGAATGGAACCAGTAATATCACTATAGGATCTGCCAATTCAAATATCTCAGTCAGTGTTAATAATAGTGCGGTGATAACAGTTACCTCAACCGGCATTCAAAACAACATGGGCAACGGTGTAGGCAACATTGGTAATGCAACAGGTTACTTCAACACCATATTTGCTAAAGCAACATCGGCACAGTACGCTGACTTGGCAGAAAAATATGTAGCTGATGCTGAGTATGCACCGGGCACAGTTGTTAGCTTTGGTGGTGAGAAAGAAGTTACTCGTAGTGAAGTAGATGCAGATCGTGCGGTAGCTGGGGTTGTTAGTACAAACCCAAGTTATATTATGAATGCTACACTTGAAGCAGAACACGTGGCTGTAGTTGCGTTTACTGGACGTGTTCCAACCAGCGTAACAGGCACAGTGGTCAAGGGTGACCTGATGGTCAGTAACGGCGACGGCACAGCTCGTAGTGAGGCAGATCCTAAAGCAGGCGCAATCATTGGTAAAGCGTTAGAAAACTTTACAGGTGACATCGGCACAATCGAAGTGGTTATTGGCCGTTTCTAAACCCAAATATTGGGGACAAAATAGGGCTCTTAGGAGTCCTATTTTTTTGGCTAAATATGTGATATTACGGGATAAACAATGGCGTTAACTAGACCGCGTGCCGCGCAGATTTACGATATAGATTATAAACAAGCCACGCGAGTAGTCACGGTCAGCAACATTACTCTCAGCGGTGGCGCACCTAGCCAGGTTGATGGAGTAAATCTCAGCCTAAACGATCGTGTTTTAGTCACGGGGCAAAGTACTCTTAGTCAAAACGGCATTTACTATGTTACTACCGTGGGTTCTGGATCAAACGGAACCTGGAGTCGCAGTCTCGACACAAACAACACAGGTGAAATTCTCACCGGCACTATTGTTATGGTCACCGAAGGTCTCATTTACGCTGATACACAGTGGAAACTCATAACAGATGGCATAATTGATGTAGGCGTTACAGATCAAGTTTGGACACAAAACTATTCAGCCAACAGCATCAGCAGTGGCAACAGCAATGTAATAGTTAACAGCAATGCCAATGTAACCATCAGTTCAGCTGGAGTAGCAAATGTATTAAACATTACCGCCACCGGACCCGTTGTAACCGGTAACTTATTGCCCTCGTCAAACATCACTTATAATCTAGGCAGCACAGATCTTCGTTGGAAAGATTTATGGTTATCAAACAGTACACTTTACATTGGCAATGTTACAGTAGCCGCTACAGCAACTACGTTAACAGTTAACGGAGCCAATGTATTAACAGGAACAGCATCTGGAGACATTCTCACTAGCGGAAATGTCAGTGCTACTGGAAATGTAACAGGCGGCAACCTATTAACTAGCGGTTATGTCAGTGCCACTGGAAATGCTACAGCGGGTAACATTAACACTGCTGGACTAATATCGGCAACTGGTAA